GCAAGGCCATCACCCTTCTTCATTTTTCTACGGTCACCTTCAGACACCTTTGTGACCAATGGATTGATTTTAGCCTGCACTTGTCTTGCTTTAATTTTTCTACCGGTAAAATAAGAAATGTCTTCATTACTACGACCAGTCAGTCTACCCAATGCATAAGCACCAAGGCGACCACCAACCGCTCTACCAATGTTTAATGGGTCAAACTTTTCTTTGATTCGTGTGAACTTTGCAACTGTTTTGTCAGATATGGATGACCTAATTGAACGACCAACTCCTTCACCTGATATAATTCTATCTACAATAAGTGAACCAAGGCCTTTGTTTTTAAGGCCTTGCGCTCGTTGATAAGACATTTTATTTGCCATTTTAGTTACCTAATATTGCTGGTTTTTCTGATGGGGTTGGTGTTGTAATCACTTGTTTCTGTGGTGATGAACCGGAAACTATGTTAGTTTGTGTATTATTTACAACAACAGTTGTTCCTTTTGGTCCAGATTTCAAGTCTTTGTTTTCAATAGAAGAACCATTTAACTGGGAACCTGATGAAGGTTCTGCTCTGAACTCAGATGCAAAACCAGAAATTGATTTACTATACTCTTTTGCACCGCCTGTGGCATAACCTGCTGTAGCAACTTGTAAACCAAATTCTGCCGCAGAAGTAGATTCTCTTGCTTTCTTATATCTGTCAGACGAAAGGAAACCGACATATCTATCAACAAACTCATCAAAACTATCAAACTTTGCAAAGTAACTCTTAACTTGTACCCAATGTTTTCCTTCTGACTCTGTTTGAGCAAAAGAACCTTTGCCGTACCACTCATCGATTGTGACCTGGCGTCCCTTTTTCATTATCTTATCAGTAGGACCTAAAACCTTTTCTAGTGTTTCACCAGATGCTTGTGCTCTTTTAATTTGTGCATCAGTATAACGTTCTTCAGTTAGAACATAATCACCTTTTTTGTCATTCTTTCCTGCTTTAATACCTGCATAGTTGTAAGGTGCAGATAGACTCTTACCACCACCAGATTCTGTTGACCATTGACCTAGAATTGCTTCTGGTGGTACTTTTCCACCAAGTTTCTCTGATGCTTTCTGAGCATAAGGATACATTGTTCTGGAGAATGCCTCTTTACTAGCAAATACACCGGCTGCACCAACTGCAACTTTAATTGCTGTTTTTGCTATACTTGGTGCGACAGAAACTGGTGCGGTTGTCGGTGCTGCAGGAGCAGGAGGCGGTGCCTTTGCTGCGGTTGATGCTGGTTCAGCAGGTTTTGCAGCAGGGGCACGACTTGGTGGTGCTTCTTTGACTGGCGCTGGTGCCTTTTCTGGAACTTTCTCAGGTTGTTTCTTAACGAATCTACCCTTCTCATCTCTAGGAGGAAGTTCTTTCTTAGGTTTAACCTGTGCCTCTTTTGGAATTTTTGGTTGTTGTGCTTTCTTTATAGCATCCATCAACGCTTTGTGTTGTCTTTCCTCTTCTTCCCACTTACCTTCCTCAAAGTTTCTAGACAACTCTTTTCTGGTTCTTTGTTCTTCTATGTCTTGTTGTATCACGGCATAGATTTTAGAACCAATGTTGGCCGCAGAATCGCCTTTACGCAATCTTGGTTTGCTTGCAGAAACTGCATCGGCATAGAAGTCTGGATTTACAGTACCAATTCTACTTACTGAATTGGTTTCTTCTTTGACTGTTTTCTTGCGTTTCAGTTTGATAAGTCCTTGAACAATCTCATCAGGACTCATAGTCGTTTGTTTGGCCAACATATCAACAATTTTCTCGTTGATGGCCGCACGCTGAGCCTCAAGGTCTTTTCTTTGACCTTGCAACTCATCTATTACTGATCCTAATTGTGACTTGTTACTCATCTACGTTCCATGTTTCTTTGTTTTATCTTCTCATTTTCTTCTTCAATATACTGAGCAAGCATAGTAACGTAAACTTCACGCTCCCAAGGTATCATACCTTCAAGTTCCGACAAACTATATTTGTGGTGTTGCATCAATGCAAAGTTTGTCGTATAATAATTTCTTAACGTATCATGACGAAATATTACCCGAAAAAATTTTCGAGACCCTCCACCTCAATCGTATGGTGGAAACCACACTTACCACAGTCCATTTCAATTGTCTTATTCAGCTTAGGTAGATTGTCAAAAAAGTCTTCAATCTTACTAAATTGCTCAGTGTTCAATGATTCCACAAACTCAACCAATTCTTCTTTTGCAACTTCATTCGCATAGTAGAACTGTTCACCATCAAAGATATGAATGATGCTACTGATAATCATTTCAAACGCCATATCAGTTGCAGTTTCAATATTCTGTGATGCATCCAACACAGAGAATCTTGGGTAACTCAACTTAATACTAATCTTATCTGTCAGTTGAATCTCATCTTTAATATCACTTTGTGAGACCTTGATGTCCAACAGGTTGAAACTGTTTTCCATTAAGTGTCCACATGGTTTATCATCAACAATGTTCTCACAACGATATTTGTTTTCAACAACTTCACCAACAGAACGTGCTCTTAGTTGGATAAAGTAGTATTCAATGTCAATGATAGGCAAAGACTCAATGTCCACATTTTCTGTTAGTGTACAGTTATGCAACACTTGTTTGATGTTCTTTTGAACAGTTTCTTTGTCATCCGATTCCATTGCCATCATAAGATTACGTTGTTCTTTGACCAAGAATGGTCTAAAACGAATTTTCTTCTTTGATAGTGGTAAAGTCAAATCATAGATTGGTGTATCAATTTTTGGTAAAGCCATAATATCTCCTCAAATCATTAAAATAATTTTGTTACTGCATTAATTCCAGCGTTTGTTAAACCGGTCAAACCACCATTGTTATTAAGTACACTAGAAATACCAGCCTGTAGTAGACTGGATCCAAGTGCCTGTATCGAATTGTTTTGCCAGTATCTGTAAGCAAAAACAACAGTCAACTTGTGGTGACCATCATTAGACCAGTCTAGGTCTAATTGGTTTACAGAAATTGGAAAAGCATCAATAAGGTTGACAGAATAGGTCAACTTATTATCAATACCGTATTGGTTTACTTGTATTGTTGAAATGTAATCGTTTCTGTAGTTGAAATCAAACGTTGCAGTTGGGTTAATATACTCCATCCATGCATCAAAGAAAATCTTCTCAGACATATCATCAGAAACAATAAAAGTCATATCAGATTCATTATAGTTGGACTGATATGCATGTTTTTCAATAGGGTTTGCGCCAAACTTTTGTTCTGCGGTAGCAAATGTTCTGCTAGGCAACTGAGCAGTTTCACATCTAAAAGTTAAATTACGGCTAGTTGCAACATATGGCAACAAAGGTATCGGTGCATTAATTGTAACATCAAACCTATTTGGTCGTGCAATGTCACCTTTAAATGAACTTAAAAACGATGAAATATTTGAATTCATTTTTATTCTTCTTGGTTAAAATGTGCCATATGGTCTTTCCACTCCTGAACCGAATCTCTCCAGACTTCTTGCGGTTTGGCACCTCTGAATTGTTGTATAGGCAATAATGTTGCAACGTCCCACTCGTTTGGTTGAATCATTAACATCTTAGAACGAATATGACCATGCAAATATCTTTTCAGACATGGTTTAAATTCAGCATACTTTTTCGTGGCATTCAATATATCATAAGAAATTCTCATTCTTTTGATATCATTATCTGGTGTCAACTGTGCAAATCTCATCAATTTGGTCATAAAAGCAATGCGCCATTTGACTGGAAGGTAATGTATATTCAGTCCTAGAAAACCATCATTGTATCTTTCCAACACCAGAACCATTGGGAATCTGTCCCAATATGGCAAATCTGCCTTAGTCTTAGCATCATAATAGAAACAATACATCATTCCTAGTCTAAACTGGTTCATCTGCCTAAACTTTTCACGGTTTATAGTAGACGGAATCTGAGAAATCTGACCTCTTTTTAGTTCAGCAATCTTTTCCTGCAACCATACAGTTGCATCTTTGGACATAGTTTTATGACCAAGAGCCGTCTTTTGTTCCGCAAGTGATGTTAGTTTAGATGTTGCCATCTTTTATTTAGTTACACTCTTGGGTAGTTGGTCCTCTGTGAAAATCACAAATTCCCAAGACCTATCTTTGCAATACTCTTTGGCTGCTTTCCATTTTGCCTCATTTACACTCCAAGTGACCACTTCGGTAATATATTTTTTGGTTTTTCTTGATTGTATTTCTGGAGGTTTGGTTTGTTTTTTAGGTTTAACCTCTATCATCCAAGTTTTTAAGTTGCCGTTTCTATCTTTGACTTTTATAACAAAATCAACAAAATAACGGTGCCATCTACCATCAACAGGTGATATATAAGGAACTATAATTTCTTCACTTGACCACGAAACAACCCAGTCTTCCTCATCAAATT